GCTTGCTCTTTGGTTAAGAGTCTAGGAGTTACATATTCTCCTTCATAAGAAATTGTACCGTCTTCGTTTTTAACTACTTTAGCTTCAGGATCCCATTCTTTAAATTTACGTTCCTTATGGAACCACTTTTTGTTAACATTTTCATATTTATCAAATCTACAGAACCTATCTTCAAGAGTAAAAATTAATTTATTGTCTGTAGCAAACTGTATTAAACCATCTGATAGTTGTTTAACGAAAGGAACTTTCTGATGATAAGTATCAAATAATTTTTTTGCTTGAACCTTATCTAGATTAAGTTCTTGTTGTAATTTACCTTTACCCATACCGTAGAATAAACCAAGATTAATAGTTTTAGCTTGTTTCCTTGGTATGTGTGCCATTTCAGCTACAATTTTATGAAAATCTGCTTCATCATTATTGAATTTATCTCTTAATTCACTTGTTTTTGATAGGTTATGTTTAACTGCATAATGAACTACAATTCGTGGTTCTTGTTGAGAGTAGTCAAAACTACCCCATTTATGACCCTCTTCAGGTAAAAATACTTCTCTCATTTTTTTGCCAATATAACCTTTTGCAGGAATCTGTTGTAGGTTTGGGTTGGACATACTAAACCTACCAGTTACGGTGCCTCCTTGATCAGATCTAATCTGATTTATATCTGCATGTATTCTTCCATTATGTATGTATCCTTTTAATCCTTCAATAAAAGTATTTACAACTTTATCAGCCTCTCTGGCTTTTGACACCATTCTTAAAAATCTATTTGAATGTGTTTTTAAATAATCTTTTGGAAGTTTTGGCATTCCAGATTTAGGTGTCTTCTCATAATTTTTTATTTTTTGATTATGTAATAACTCTTTTATAGAGTTTGCAGCCCATAGTTGTATCTTTACTTTGGTATGTTTCTTTATAATGTTTAATAAATTATCTCTTCTGTACTTTAATTTCTTTCCAAAATTTTCTAATTTTTGGGCATCTATTCTTACTCCCTTGAATTTCATGTCAACTAAACACGGGAACAATTTTGTTTCTAACTCAAATATATTTCTACATGTATACTCTTTATTGTTTTTAAGTTTTATGTATAATACTTTGTCTAATTCTTTATCAAATATTTTCCATAACCTAAAAGTCAAATTAACGTCTTGTTTCGCATATTCTTTTACAATGGATGCTGGCATTTTATGCATGTTAGATATTGGATCTTTTTGCATACCATTTGACCATTGAAAAGTTTTTTCCTGTAAATCATATTTATATTTTCTATCATCAAGAATGTCTTTTGATAAAGAGTCTAGTGAATATTTAAATCTATTTTCGTCAATTACAGAAGCTGCTATCATAGTGTCAACTAATCTTCCTTTTAACATCTTGCCTGTTTCTACTCTCAACCAACAAACGTCATACATTGCATTATGAAATACTTTTGTAATTTTATCGTTTTGCAAAAGTTTTTTATTCATTTGATCCCAAAACTCTTTCTTCTCATCGTCTGATTTAACAACGTCAGAGTGATGTAAAGGGAAGTAAACAGTATCTTTTCCTGTTGCAACAGCGACTCCAGTTATAAAACCATCTCCTCTTATCGCACCCAACCCTTTTGTTTTTAAGTTAGGATCATATGTTTCTAAATCAATAGCTACGGTGTCTATACCTTGTAGGTCTAAATCCTCTGGAGTATTACACATAATCTCTTTCAATAATCATATCAATATAGTGTTTTGCTTTTTCCAAATCTTGAACTTCTCCTTTATGTCTATGCCTACAAATATATTTAATAGCATTCCCTTCTGCAAAAGGCAAATTATTTTCATTTATAAACTGAGCAGGTTGAATCTTCATATTTTTATAATGAGCTCCTCCTATTTGTTTTTTATAAACTTTTGTCATATTCTCCCCACACTTCTTCTTCCATTTTCATTATAAATCTATAAAATTCTTCTTCAGTCATTATTCTAAATAGTATCTTCTATTATCTTGTATTCCAGCTAAAGATAACTTTCCGGGAGAGGAACTCCCTATGCTCCAACAATCATTCCTACCTCTGCTATAAGCCGTGTAAGCTAATCTTATTGGTTCATCTCCGCGTTCTGTATGATAAACTGATAAATCAACTATCACATTATCAAAAGTTAAACCTTTTACTTTGTGAATTGAGCCATGCTCAACTCTTGGTTTTTTATTTATATCCATTTTATTTTTTAAAACTTTTTGAATGTAAGGTATTTTGCTTAGTAGATTATTACCCTTCTTACCATTCTGAGATAATTGTTCATGGTTTATAATTTGAGAAAATCTTTCAAATTGTTTTGCTTCAGGTAATATAAAACCCTTATTTATAAGTTCATCTATGTTATATTCTTTATCTATTAAAGGTTTAAGTTTATCTACTTCACCTTTTCCACGAACTTTTACAGCTGATCCAATTAATTTCCAATATTCTCTTATTTGTTGTTTAGAGACTTGACCTGTTAAAAAAGTTTTCCAAGTTTTAAAACATCTAAAATATTCTCTAGCAACGTATGCGTCTGAATCTACCCCTTTGTAGTCAATTCCGTTTTGTTGAAGAAACTCGTTTATCTTTTTGTGAGTAGGGTTTCCCCTGTATGTGAACAAAAAAGTTTCATTTGTGTTTAATATTTTTTCAATTAAAATGTCACTTGCTATACATGATTGATCTAAACTAGGAATCCAATATGATTTCCCTATTATTTCTTTAGAATTAGGATCATTAGGGTTTTCTTTTGCTGGAGTCCAGACTCTTTCTGCATAAACACCCCATTTTTTCCAGACAGGTAATATTATCTTTTTACATATTTGATTTATAGTCCTACCACATCTTAAACCTTCAGTAAGTTCATTGTCCTTTGACTCTTTTGTGCTCGCTAATTTATAAAAATAATTTGGGTCTGATCCAGCATATTCATGAATAGTTTGATCTGCGTCCCCTACAAAAATAAATCTTTTTGCAAATGTAGCCGCTTTTTGCAAAGCTTTTATTTGAGGTTTGCTACAATCTTGAGCTTCATCTACTATTAAAATATCTATATCAGTTGGAGTTTCTGCACGGAAAAGAAAATTATCTATCATATCTTCAAAAGATAATTTTTTATGATCTTCTCTAAACTTATCATATTTCGTTTTCAATTTCTTTAAAGTATGCAAATTATAAGGGTCATATCGGAGCGGATCACATACTGTCCAATAGGCATCAAAAGATAACTCTTTTCCATGTGTGTGAGAACTAAATTCATACAGCGGATGCTTTTCCCATGACTTGGGTTTATTCCCAAACTTCATTTCTATATTTTCACTACAAAACTCTTTATGTTCTTTCTTGTCATACTTTTGTAAAGGTAAATACTCTCCTCTAAAATATGAATGTATAGTACAAATCTGGTCTTCCAATTTTGTATCGGGTACATTTTTTAATTCTGGTAAATTGTTAACAGCTTTTATAAGTTCTTTTACTGCGGTATTTGTATGAGATAAAACAACTATTCTATCCCACGAATACCCTTGTAAAAATTTGGTGTAGGTATTTTTCAACCACTTATGAGTCTTACCAGTTCCTGGGGGTCCCGGTATAAACTCTGGTATTTTTTTATTGTTCATCTGTTTTTCCTGCTTGATTCTCTATAGCCAGAGATTCTCCTTCCCAAATTATTTTTTCATTACTGATTCCTTCCCCGTGTATTCTCCAAGAAGCACAAGATTTTTCTTGGTATTTTCCATGATAGTTCTCTGCTTTTAATATGTTTTGCACTTTTATGACGAGATCAACTCTTGCCATGTTGACTCTATTTTTTGCTAATTCTTTTTCAAAATTATTTAAATCAAACTCAATGGTTGAGTTTTTTGGATTGTAGTATGGAAGTTTATGGATAAAAAGCTGTTCTTTATCTGTATAAACCCCTTTCGTGTCTAAATAATCTAAAAACATTCTCTTAAATTTATAATCATCTTCTGCCTCTTTCACATAATCTTTTGATTTTTCTCTCGTGTTAAATTTAGCAACCATCATTGTCTCAAAGTCTTTTGCTTTTTGTCTTGGAAGCCACGCACGTGCTTGACTCATCGCTGCTTCATAAAATAGTTTTTGGTTCATAAGGGTTGCTCCATTAACTATTATTCTTCTTTTAAATATCTGATCTTTTTCTGGAACATTTAAATAGACATAATATCTGTCTGCTCCATACTCCACAATTTTGTCAATCATGTCGTTTGAAATTTGATTTGTCATCTCTTGAAATATTCCAATCCAATTAAACAAACCTTGTATGCTTCTATGACT